AAAAGAAAAACTGCTCGATATGAGCCTAATCAAGTCACTAAATAAAACAATATACTCATGAGTTTTACATTAAGAACGGCAGACAAACAAATTCTGCTAAACCGGTTTGGACTTTCCAAACTATTTGTTTCCAGGCTGGAATCAGTCCTAGAACAAGCTGACGATGCCACTACAGATCTGGAAGCTAACGACATCACTGCCACTGGTGGTATAACAGCTACAGGTAACATTACTACTTCAGGTAGTATTTCTGATGCTAACGGTACAGTTAAACCTTTTAAGCGTTACACTGCATTGCTCACTCAAACTTCTACTAATGCACCAGTTGCAACAGTATTAAAGAATGAGTTAAGTGTTACACCAACCTGGGGATATACTTCAACAGGTGTTTACACATGTACTGCGACAGGTTTATTCACTTCCGCTAAGACTGTAATAAGCCTTGGAGCCCAGTTGGATCTGCTCAACAATGCAAAAGCAATTCACACTTCTGCAAACGTTGTTACAGTTACAACCAGTGTTCTATCTGAATCAGCTAACGTACTGATTCAAACACCTACTAATGGTTTGCTAAGTGCAACATTAATCGACATCTTAGTATTCGACTAATGCACAAAGCGAAAGATTGTAATATCGATCTTTTAGATGATGTAGTTCACAACACAAAGGAATCTAGTCAAACAGTCCGGAGTGTTGTGAACTTCTTCTCATCTTTTATTGCAGATACAATTAAAGAAGGTGCATTTGAATCTGTAATAGTACCACACTTTGGTAAGTTTCAACCTAAGACCAAAGAAATACAATGGCGAATGCACTATAAGGGTGTCGAGAAAGGTGGCCCAATACAGAACGAACAACAGGATAAATTAATACAGCAAGATGGAATTATTCAAAATAACGGAGAATTATGATGTTGAACTCAACAAAGAATGGCTCTTACTAATACCAGAGTTCAAAGCAATTATACATGCTGACAAAGGCTCAACCGGCGATGCCGACGGTAGAAAGAAATTAAAAGCACGAAGACAATTTGGTTATATCTACTTCATGGTAGATTTTAAATCTCCAATAGAATCTTGGCAATTTCCTAAAAGACATGATGAAGCATTGAGATATACAGGTCTTGAGGAGAAAGATGTATCTAATGCATTGGTTAAAGCTGCTTACCAAAAGTATGAAGAAATACAACTTGCTGATGCCAGGGCTCTTCGTACACTAGCTGCAGCTCGTAAGGGTCTTGATGCTCTTGATACTTATTATGAAACTATTGATTTCTCACAAACTGACAAGCAAGGTAAACTACTTCATAATCCAAAAGAAATTGCAGCTGGTATAGCTTCTCTCAATAAGATGTATGATGAACTTGATAAGTTTACTAACAGAGTATACGAACAATTAAAGGAATCAACTACGATCAGAGGTCAAGCTTCTCTTGGTGATAAAGAACATAAAAGAACAGGTACTGAGACTTGGCAAGAAGGAAGTCACACAGCAACCAAAGGACCAAACTTTGATGACATCAGTGTGATTGTAAATGATATAAAGGAATCAGATAAAACAGCAAACAAAAAAGAGAACGACGAATAATGGGATTCCACAACTTAGTCAATACAACATACTTTTCTGAAGCTGCTAATGACTTCAGAAAAAACAAGGGACAGTATACAACTGCTCCTCGTGGATCTCGTGACTACTTCGAGTATTGGGAAGAGCAAGAGAAACGTTGTAAAATGGGATACAGTGTTGGAGACTTGTGGATACCTGGGCGTTACTACTTCTATCTTAATTTCTTTCCTATTTGGAAAGTACCTGACTCAGTAGTAGAAGCTTCAATGAAACTTGGCAAGGCTGGCAAAGAAATGCTAAGAACTGCAGAGAAGATACTTGAGTTTCCAAAGTTTTGGGAAATAGATTATGAATGGTGGAACTTCAAACATATTGCATGGAACGGTGGTACTTTTATGGGAGTTCATTCTCCCGGAGGTAAACACATTGGTGTAGCAAAAACCAGAGGTGCAGGATTCTCATACAAAGAAGCTGCCGATGGTGTGTACAACTATAACTTCATTCCGGGATCAAAGAGTTATTACTTCGCCGGCGCTCAGCCTTACCTTGACCAAGATGGTATCCTAAGTAAAGTACAACCAGGTCTTGACTGGATCAATGATCATATTCCTTATTGGAAACAGAATAGACAAAAGAAATATGGAGTCATGCATCAGAAAGCTTCATACATTGACGAATTTGGAGTTGAACGTGGAAGCTTTGCAGAAATTATTGGTCAGGTTGTGGATGATCCCAACAAGACTAGGGGAAAGAGAGGCCGTAAGATTACCTTTGAAGAGGGTGGTTCTTTCCCTAAACTTAAAAGTGCACTACAAATTTCACAGGGTTCAATGAGAGCCGGTGGATTTTGGGTAGGACAAATTACAGTACTTGGTACTGGTGGTGAAGAAGGGCCAGGCATTGAAGGGTTGGAAGATGTATTCTATGATCCAGAATCCTGGGACATGTTAGCCTTCAATAACATCTGGGAAGAAGGATATGAAGGTTCTCAGTGTGGTTACTTTGTCCCATCATGGAGAGCAAACGATGCTTTCATGGATAGTGATGGTAATATTGATGTTAAAGGTGCTCTTAAATTTGATGCTGATGAAAGAGCCAAAAAGAAGAAGTCCAAAGATCCGAGAGCAATTGATAGATACAAAGCGGAATATCCACAGTTTCCTTCAGAAGCTTTCCAACGTCTCAGCTTTAACATGTTCCCAGTTGCGGAGATTGATGCTCAGATTCGCCGCATCAAAACTGATCCAGCTATTAAGGCATTAATAAGACAAGGTAAACTGGTTGGTGCCGGTAGCAATGTAAAGTTTATTCCGGATTATGAAGGTACAAGAGCTGTAATAGAATACCCTCACAAAAAAGATGAGGATCTTACTGGTGCAATCCGGATATTTGAGCAACCGTATCATCAGAAAGATGGACATGTTCCTGGAGAAATCTATTCGATAATCATCGACCCATACTATAAAGAGGAGTCAGACGATGTTACATCTCTCTTTGTAGCATACGTAGTTAAACACTACAACTACCTGGATCCTGTATCTGAAGGTCTTATTGTTGCCTCTTACATTGGCCGGCCGGCAGACTTAAGTTACGCCTATGAACAAGCATTCTTATTATCAGACTATTACGGAGGAGCCAAGATACAATCAGAGATTGCCGGTGGTGGTCAAGGAATCATTGACTACGCTCGTACTAAACAACTTCTTGATAGACTAGAGTACGAACCAGAGATGCTTCATAACAAGGATTTCTATAAACCTCAGAAAAATCCTTCCAGGTTTATGAATATGCCTACTGAGAAGAAGCGCCTGGGTCTTACGTACTTAGCAGACTGGACTAAACATGTTAGGGGACATGATGATGATGGCAATCCAATACTTAACATCCATAGAATCTATGATATAGGTCTATTACAAGAAATGAAGAAATTTAGAGATGGTGGTAACTTTGATAGAATTTCAGCAATGATTATAGCAATGTTCATGCTAAAAGAAAGAGTAGCTCTTGCCATGGAAACAACTCAAGAGGAGTCTGACTTCTACAATAGAGAACTTTTTAACAGTAATGCAGCTTCAGGAACTGCTGTAACAACCTTCGCTTAAATCAATTAACTTTGCAGCATGGAAGAATCTCGTAAACAAATAAATGGCAAACCACTCCAAATGTTATCCTGGAGTGAGAAACAAGCTAAAGATAAAGAGTACTTTAAAAACACGGCTAATTATTATATAAGTCAAGGTGTTAATGGAAGAAATAGTCTAGATGGTGGACTAAGAGGTGAACTTAAAACCTTTTACGACGTATACAACAATCAAATTCCAACAAAGTGGTTTGATCATGTTACTGACCCTCTTTCAGCCAAAGATCCAAAACACAAGTCTTTCCCGGCTAAGATCAGACCGACGAATATTCTAAGGACCAACATTGATCAACTATTATCCGAATGGATGCGTAGACCATTTAAGTATCGTGTGGAGAATATAGGTGAAGATGGATACAACAGGTACACTGAAGAATTAAACAAAGCTCTTACAGAAAATATTACACAACACTTCCTAGCAGAATTTGCTCAGCAATTAATAGCACAAGGAGCATCAGAAGAAGATATACAAAATATTGATCCTGCTTCTATTCCACTTCCACAAGAAGTAAAAGATAAGTTCCAGGGTTCTTACAAAGACAAGATTGCAGTACAAGCACAAAAATGGTTACAAAGAGCCTTACAAGAATTCAAAATTAAAAGGATACTTCATAAATCATTTAAAGATTGGATCATAGCGGGAGAAGGTGCATCCTATAAAGGGATTCACAACGGTGAATTAATATACAATCGTCTCTCTCCACTGTATCTCAACTTTGATAAATCACCAGATACAGACTTCGTTGAAGATGGTGAGTGGGCTACTTACACATATTATATGACAGCCTCAGACATAGTAGATTTATTCTATCATGATCTGACTGAAACAGAATTAAAAACTTTAGAGCGTCAAGCTTCAACTAAATCTCCTTCTGCATTCTATTCATACCTTGAAGGACTTTATACAGAAAACAGTAATAAGATACCAGTACATTCAGTGTTCTGGAAAGGTCGTAAAAAAGTCTTATTCATAGAATATATAGATCCAGTTACAGGTAAACTTGAGAAAGATTATGCAGATGAAAGTGAAGAACAAACTCTAAGACAACAATACGGACAAGATATCAAAATCAAGATTGAATGGGTAAATGAAGTTTACGAAACCTGGAGAATAGGCGATGACATTTATCTTAGAATGCAGCCAGTAGCTTCACAGAGAAATTCAATGAACAATATCTCTAAGACTAAGTTACCAATCAACGGTAAAAAATATTCAGATACTCACTCACAGAATATATCAATTGTACAAATAGGTATTCCTTATCTCATCATGTATATGATTGTTACCAGAGCTCTTGAGTTAATGATAGCTAAGAACAAGGGTAAGATCTTAATGATGGATAACAATGCTATTCCTCGTACCAAAGGTTGGAATGAAGAACGATTCTTCTACTATTCAGAAGCCATGGGATATGGTCTTCTCGACCGTAACCAACTTGGTGTAGATAAATCCTGGAATCAGTATCATGTTGTAGACTTAAGCATGTATGAACAAATAGCACAACTTATAGAATTACAAAATCACTTCAAAAAAGAATGGGATGACGTCTTAGGTTTCAATGATGCTAGAAAAGGACAAACTTATGCTGAAGATTCTGGTACTAAAGTACAACAAAACATTTTCCAGAGTTCAGTCATTACCGATATGATCTTCATAGGATTTGATGAATATGTTGAAAGAGAATTACAAGGTTTAATTGATCTCTCAAAATTTACTAACATCAATGGTGTAAGAGCTCTTTATAACTCCGACATAGTTCGTGATACTATCTTAGAGATAGATCCGAATGAATACATTAATGCAGACCTTGGAGTCTTTATCGTTGATGGTCTTGAAGACTCAGATGTAATGAATGCAATGAAGTCACAAGTTGGCAACATGCTTCAGAATGGAATTCGTTTATCCACAGTGTTAGAGGTATTACAAGAAGGTAATATTTCAGGTCTTAAAGTTAAACTGAAAGCAATTGAAGCAATAGAAGATGCAATGGCACAGGCTGAAGCTCAACAAGAACAGCAAGCTCAGGCTGATATAGATGAAAGAAAAATGGCCTTCATGGAGTATGAAAAGGTCTTAGAAGAACAGTTAATTAATGCAGAATATGACCGTAAAGATGATCTTGAATTGATTAAAGGAGAGAACAATATCTTGAGTTACGGACAAGGTGCCGATGAAGATAAAGATGGTACACCCGATTCTATTGAATTGCTTAAAGCACAAAGTGCCAGGGAAAAACTAAGATCCGAAGAATTCAGACATGCACGGGACCTCGATGTTAAGGAACGCTTGGAGAAACTAAAAGAAGTACTATCTTTGCGTGACAAAGAAGCTGAACGTCAGTCTAAAGAGAGAATCTCTGATAAACAGATAGCAGCTAAACTTAAGGGCGACAAAATTAAAGCAGCAGCTATGAAAGCTAAAGCACGAACAAAACCTAAAACAGCAAAATAATGGCCGAACAATTACCACCCTCATTAAATGATCTCGATAATGAGATTAGTCCTGAGGAACAAGCAAAGCTAGATGCACAAGCTAAACTTGATGCAGAAGCACAAGTTATAAAGGAAGCTGAAGAAAAAGCAGCTGCCGAAGAAAAAGCTAAAAAAGATCGAGATGCTAATAAATCTCCTGAACAGCTTGCTGAAGAAGCTCGTCTTCTTAAAGAGGCCGAAGAAAAAGCAGCAGAAGAAAAAAGACTAGCTGAAGAAGCAGAAGATGAACCAAAGACTGCTGATGAATTCTACAATGCTGTAGATAAGCAACACGGGTTTAATGACTTCAAAGTTGAATATGGAGACGTTGATCCTTTAAGTCCTGAGGGTACTTATATCCGTGAGAAAGCAATTATCGAGAAATCTCAAGCAGATTTTGAAGCATTCATCAAAGAACAAGATCCAAAGGGATATGCATACTTACTACATAGAAGGGCTGGAAAGTCTGATGAAGACTTCTTTCAAACTCCTACCGTAGTCCTTCCAGTGTATGACACATTCAAAAATGATGTAGATTTGCAAAAGAGTCTTTACATCAAGGATTTACGTGAGAAAGGTCTTGAAGAAGACCAAGTGAACATGATAGTAGAAAAAGCGATTAAAGACAACAAGTTATTTGAAAAGTCCGATGCAGTATATAAAGCTCGTGAAATAGCTGAAAAGAAACTTCTTGAGTCTACAGAAGCTCAAGTTAAACAACGTGAAACTAATGAGCAAAGGGAAATACAAGGAATGAGTAAAGTTATTGATGATATTATCACTAACAATAAGACTGCAAACATTGTGATTCCTGATACTAAGAAAGGTGAGTTCAGTGCTTTTGTAAAGAACAATCTCTTTTTCGATGGAGAACAATTCTTTGTAGTAAAAGGACTCACTAAAGAAAATGCTGCAGAAATTATACAGTCAGAATATTTTAACTTCGTGAAAGGTAATCTTTCCGATCTTGTTAAAAGACAAGCTGCTACTTCTAATACTGATGCTGTAAGGCGCAGAATTAAGAAAGATGAAAAAGCGGCTAAGACTGGAGATGAAGGACCAGATTTAGGCAAGTTTATACCTTTATCAGAAATAAATTAAGTAAAACAATAAAACAAATAAATGGCAGATCAATTTAACGGTTTAAAATTCCGTGTAACTGAAGACATTTTCGATGCCAAATCCATGCTGGATGAAACCAATTTCTATAATCAACGTCAGGGTTCCCCTTCCGTTCTTAGTAAGAAGTTGACTTACATCCTTGGAGATTACACCAAAGAATATCCTATCTCTCTCATGACTGAGGGTGGTATAGGTTATGATGGTAAGGCGATGCAACGTACTGCAATTGAACTGGACGATGTTCAGTTTACCTACCCAGTAATGGGCCGTGGTAGTAAAGTAGCTGTATGTATTGGCTCACCTCACTCTGATGGTGATCAACCTGGTGTTGGGAATACTCCCTTCTTCATCTATTTTAATGACAACTGGATCAAAAGATTCAGAACTATCCAATCAGCTCATGGTGTAACAGCCTATGTGCTTGACGATCCGGAACCATTAGTTTCTGGTGGTTTCAAGTATAAAGTGCAGCTGAACCCTGCAGCTCCTACTGACTACTGTCCTAATTCAGAGTTGCAAAATGGTGTATTGTGGGTTGATACCACTGTCAACGTTGCCGAAAGCGAAAGCCGTGGTACAGAAGTTGGTATGGTAATGCCTGGAATGTTCAAAAACCAAATGGGATTCCAACGTTTATCAATGTCTTGGGCCGGTAATGCCGCTAACAAAGTGATGAAAATCACAGTTATGGGCAAAGATGGTCGTGAGACTGATGTATGGATGGATTACTTCATGTGGCAATTCGAAAAAGAATGGCTGTCATTGAAGGAGCACCAATACTGGTATAGCCGGTATAACAGGCTTCCTAATGGTTCTATTCCTCTGAAAGATCTGCAAACTGGTAAGGTTATTCCTACTGGCTCCGGTCTTCTGGAACAGATTCCAAA